ATGCTTCTTCGCCTAAATCAGCCTGGTCCTGTTTTACTGTTCGTTTAGCCATTAAAACTTAATTAGTAAATTATTTATATTGCTTAATAATTCTATCTATGTTTGATTCAGTTTCCTTTGGTAAATCTTTTGCAAACTTTTCAACTCCCTGTCTGCCAATCGATAATGCCTTATTCATATCCGTATCCCATTTTGCCCATAAATCAGCAAGTTCCGGATTAGTGTTTCTGATTTTGGAAATCCATTCTGCCTCTGAATTATTACCCTTAGCCTTAAAAAATGAACTAGCTAATTTATCGAATAGTCCAAGTTCTACCAACATTCTTTTTTTTGACATACACTACTATTATGTTTAGATATAAATATAAACAAATTTAATATTTATCTTCTTCTTACTGTGGATGATGCATTTGATTTACGATTTGCAGCATTAATCTGCTCCTGCTCACTATCCTTAGCTTTAAGTAGTTCTCTATAATAAAATTCTCTAAGTTTAATTGGCATATAATACACATCATGCCAATTAAATCCGCCATTGGCATAATACACCATTTGAAATATCTTTTGATGTAATATAACCGAATAGTTACTCGGTAGGATAAAAAAAGCCTATCCCAAATGGGATTCTTAGTGCCTCCGTCTCACCTGTGTTTGGGGATGTATAATCGAATTTAAGGTCTAAATCAGGACTAATCTTACTTACTTCCTTCCTTAGTGCTTTAGAATCGCCTGCTAATAATCTATTTGTAACAAAGTTACTGATATATCCTAAATCTCGGTTGCCATCTACTTCGACAATTATTCTTCGGTATCTAGCAGTAATTTCGTTACCTGTCTTCAAAGTTTTTTGAGATGCTTCGATATCCTTATTAATAGCCTGCTCATCGCCGTGAGTTAATAATTTATATTTAACTTGCGCCTTTGATATAGGTAATATGAATGAATACTCATTATTTCTATTTAAAATACTTTCATCTATTTCCTTTATCTGTATAGTAGTTAAATCAATTGTAACATCAACTTCTTCTGAATTAGATGGGTCAATGATTTTAGTAATATATTCAGGACCAAATGCTAATATTCTGGATGTTATCAGTATTGCATTTTTGTCACCAATTACCAAATCGTTTACATTAACACCAGGTTCAACTACAATTGATTCCAACACCTTATCCAACTGAATTCCTTTTTTAATAAGGTTAGCGGATGTGAGGATATCTTCTTCCTTAGCAGTCATTAACTTAATTGTCAATTCTCCTTTGGATAACGGAGATGTTTCCGGATATACCAATCCTTTGGATGGTAAACTGATAATTTCTGTTGGAAATGGGTAATTTGAATGTACGGTAGAACTACTTAGTCCTCGTTTGATTTGCTGTTCTGCATTTTGCTGTTCCATAATAACTATGTTGTTTGTATATAAGTATATATAAACAAAAAAAAGGAGAACTATTATGCTCTCCTTTTTATCGATATAAATAATTAACTATTCAGCTTCATCTTCATCGCTAAATTCCTCATCCCATTCCTCATCTGTTATACCACTCATAAGGAACTCACGTTCACTTGCTGAAAGATGCGGAACTGTATTTTGAATTAACTCATTCCATTCTTCGATGGATTTAAGTTGTTCAGGAGTTATATCGATATCCATTGTATTTAAGTTACCACTTAGAATACTTAATCTTGTTATGTACATACTTGTTAGTATAATTAGTTATAAATAATAAATCAAATATACAAAAAATACTTGATATTTCCAACTTTTTATTTACTTATTTTTAATAAAAAAAGGGATAACTAATGTCATCCCTTTTATTTCAAATTTAAAATTTCTAATTTGTTGGATTAATACTCAAGAATAGCATAATCATACGCAAGGGTAAGTTCAATTGATACGGTATCGTTTGAAGCCCAATCCAATGATCCAAAGTTAGCTGAACTTATAAATGCTCCTTTAAGTGTCCATTGTTCGATTTTATCACCTACAGGTCCTAATAGATAGAATGTAATATCTTTCTTATAGAAAGCAGCATATCCATCTCTACCTGTTAGGGATTCATGTGATTGCCTAATCCACTCCATTACTTGCTGTGCGCCAGATGGAACAATTGGGTCGTATAATGTAATACTCACATCATCCCAAGTAGATTTTCCTTTTATCTTTCTTTGTATGTTTATATGATCTAATGTTACTACTTCAGATGTAAATGTGGGCCTATTTGCTGTTTTTATCATATATGATTCGATACCATCGATTTCCATAATAAACCTATTGGCTAACTTTGGTTCAAAGTTGGTATAAAACATTTTATCAAACTCTAATACTTCTGCCATTTTATTCTAATTTTTGTTGTTTGTTTATATAAATATTATTTTTCAAAATTATCCACTAAAAGCTGCGCCTGTTGGTAATATATTAAAATCAATTTGAATAAATTCGGCGGTTTTAGTTGGTTGTAAAAATATAGAGCCTTTTAAAATGTTTCTATCGATTACATCAGGTGTATTGTTGGATTCATCCATTACCACTCTAAATGCATACAATCCCTGTCTTTGTTGAATCGATTCCAAATATGGATTAGCGATATTTAAGAATCTGTTTCGAGTGGTTGCTGTATTTTGTTCAAATATTAAGAATCTGGATGTGGAAGCAATATATTTTCTAACAGTTAATAATAATCTTCTTATATTAATTCTGTCCAATGCCGATGGCTTATCTTGTAGTGTTTTTTGTCCAAATACAACAATACCTTGTCCAGGAAATTGTGCGATTGGATTTACTTTACCTTCATATAGGGTATCCCTTTCAGAATGGGTAAGCCTGTTTTGAACACTCACTGCTCCTACCAATCCACCTCTATTTAATCCGGCAGGTGCAAACCATTCAGCTGCTACCCTATCATTAGCCGCAAATACCGCTGGTAGTAATACCGATGGTGGAACTGCGATTAATTTGTTTGTATTAATATCAACGGTCTTAACCCAAGGATAATAGGTTGCTGCCATATTTGAATCAATTGAGTTGGATTGTCCAACCGCCTGTGTGATTGAATCTCCAAATGCAGTTGTATCCATTATATAAAAGCAATCATTTCTTTGCTCAACCATATCCAATACTTCAGTTGCGGTAGATGTGTGTAATCTTCTAATGACACCTGGAGTTACAATCATATTAATATCAAATTCATCTGAATTCGATAGTGCAGCGATTGCTCTACTATATGCAATCGAACCACTTGTTGTTGATGATGCTAAATTAAATCCCTGAGAATTACCTGCTACGATATCAGAACCCTTATATATTGGTGTAGCTGGGTTCATACCATCGAATCCATCTTGAAAGGATACCACAAACTGTGCAGATGTTGAACCTACTGATAATGAGCCACCATTTGCCGCATCTAATCCAAATACTGTATTCGCTCCTACTCCTGCGCTAATTGGCAATGGTTTGGAATAAAATAAATTATCAGTATTAAAATCTAAATCAATACCACCGTATACGGTAGCTGATGAAGTTACAAATGTTGCAGCCGGTATAGTTGCAGATACAATTGAAGATGCTGAAATAGGTAATATATAAGCCGAATGTGCAAATGGAACGGCTTGAACGGGTGCACCTTCATTTAAATTCTGTATTCTGACATATTTTGAATTGTTAACCCAATCACCTGCTTCGGAAATTTTACCAGTCGAATCTATAGATAATTTTCTATCACCAATTACTCTACTAATGTAGTTAGGGGAATTAGGATCTAAATTTACATTAGAAAATGTTTCTAATACATTCTTCTTCTTATTGGTATCACTAAATTCTCTTACTACAACGGTAAATACACCATAATCAGTTCCATTTACCGTTCCTGCAGCCTTAATATTTGTTATACCAATTTTAACTTTATTATTAGCCGCATTTCCAACTCCCAATGTTTCAAATCGGAAAAGATTAAATCTTTCTCCGCTAATCAATTGAGATTGAATCATTGGAGTCTGTGCTTCCTGTGCATCAAATCCAAAGTTCTGATTTCCTAATACGGTTATAGATGCTGATACGTTGGAATCAAATGTTATATTGGTATCCTTAAAGAATCCATATACATAAGGTTTTTTAGTTCCGAATGGGGTTGTTCCAAATACTGCTTCAATATCATTGATATCAGTTGAATCCAATGATGCTGATATTAAACCGGCATTTGAGCCTGATAAGAGGAACTCTCCACCTGTTCCTATACTTACAGTTGTTCCTGCAAAGCCGGAATTGGATGCGGATACTGCGTTAAACAGTATACCCAACGATGCTGTTACCGATCCCGAAGTTGCGGTTAGTAGTATTGGAGCAGTTTCTGTGTATCCACCTACGCCTGCGATTCTTGCGATTGTAGCAGTTCCTGCTTCTCTTAAATAAGATTGAACTGCTAATGGGGTATAGTATGTATCATCTACATTTCCAAAAAGAGTTTCAAATTCTGCCTGTGAGTTTACGATTGTTGGTACAACCGGTCCTTCTTTGAATGGACCTACAAATGCCGCTCCTATTTCGGCTACTCCCTGTTGTAAAAATGAAAGATCGTTTTCTTTCGTAAATACACCGGGTGATACTATTTTTTCTGCCATGTTACTTGGTTGATTAGTTTAAAAATTCAACCATAAATATAAATTAAAAATTCAAAACATACGATATATGATTATTTTTTAAAGTAACATATATAAAACAATTATTAAAGATTAAAGGTAGCGATAGAAGTAGTGTAACCACCACAATTATCTTGCAAAATACCGTAACATTATTCCGATTTGGTTGCCAATAGTATACTGAATAAGGGTTGTTACATACATCGCCGTTTCAAGTCTTCGATTTGTAGTTGTTGCTCTTTAATACCTTCGATTAATAATGCTACTAATTTTTCGTATTTAACTGCCTTGTATCCGTTTTCTCTTGTCTGAACTAATTGTGGAAGAACTGCTTCAATTTCTTGTGCAATTACACCTACATCATTTCCTTCATACCCGTGTTCAAGTTTATTCTCTTCTTTCCAATCGTATGTATTGCCACTAATTTTTCTAATCTTATCCAATGCGTTTTCAATTGGAACGATGTTTTCTTTGAAACGAATATCTGAAGATGAATATGCTACTATATCCTGAGTGGCTTCAATTCTACCAGCGGTAGCGGATGCTGCCTTACCAACTCCCAATGAATTAAACTGAACATCTGATGAAGTTGCTACTGCTTGTCCGATTGAGATTGTAGAGTTTCCTGTACTTGATGATACCGTTACCCCCGTTCCTGCTATGTTAGTTGTTACGGTGTTTGTATCGGTTACAGTTTCAGTTGCGGTA